GACCCAGACCGGCATAAACACCTGCTCGTTCTTTAAACGGCCAAGGCCCTCTCTCAATTCCGACGCCTCAATCTGTGAACTAACTAACGCAGTAAAATCGAACTTCCAGCGTAACGCGCTGGTAAACAACATCCGGGTTTGGTTATTGCGCAGTGTCGTGTTTTTGGTGGCAACAAACGACGGCGTAAGGATCGGCGCTTTGGCAGAATAGTTAGGCGGGAACAACCAAATGGCGCACGGTAGAGAGTTGAGGGTAAAAAACTTCATCCGATGGTTTGGGGAATCCCGATTTCATTTGCGGCGCTTCTTGCGTGATCGATTACGATTTTCCGGCCATCCCGACCTCGCATCCAATTGGCGAGCGATTGCCTGTCGTCAAAAAAACCAAAATGCAAAGCCTGCTGGCTTTGTTGAGCCGCGATTGATTGCAGATTGATGTTTGGGATTCTGCCACCGCCAACCATGCCGCCATCGGCGAACCGCGGCGACGCCTGATTGAGTGAATGAATGACGCTCGGGCCGCCTATAGCAGACACAGCGCTCGGGGTTAAAATTCCTTCACCGGACCGCACCAGGGCGATCCTGTTGTCCGTGTTACTGTAGCCCCCAGGCACTATGCCGCCCTCTTCGAACGCTATAGCGCCCGCGTAGGCCGCTGCGGCGGCGATGGGCGCGATTATCCACCCGATATAAGGTATCTGCGCCGCCGAGCTCCACGCGCCGGCTGCAGCCGATTTAGCGGCAGCCAGTTGTTCGCCTTTATGGAGTGTACTTCCAAGCGCGGCGCCTACCACAGCTTGTAACGAAATGTGGATCAACTGATCTACAATCGAAGTACCGGCCGATATAAACGCTTGTTGCCAGTTCTTGGTCTGAAATATGAGGCCGGTCAACGCGGTCGATGTCGCGCTAATTCCGGTCTGGAGCGATTGTCCGAAAAACTGCGAAGCCTTGGCCCCTGTAAGCTGCAATTGGTCACCGAGTTTAATTAACCCTTGCTGAAACTGTCCGGTCCAACTTTCGCCTTGCAACTGAATCTGGGTCTTGGCTTTGAGCAAATCAAGTTTATCAATTGCCTTTTGCAAATTGTTAACCTGCGTCTGTTCCTTGTCGTTCAGACCGCCTTGAGACTTTCCTACATCTTCCACTTGCGCCTTCATCTGCGCGAGCTTTTCCCGTTCCTGATCAAGCGAGTCCAAGAACACTTGCCCAGCCTTTAAATTGGCCGCATTCATTTGCCCGAGTGTCGCTTGGCCAAGCTGATGCGCTGCGTTGTTCTGCTCAATCAACGTGCGGTAGGCCTGCTCCTTCTCATTTATCTCGCTCTGAATCACCGATATTTGCTGCTGATCCTGAACATCCTGACTCGGCCCCTTTCCGCCGCCACGCCCACCACCGCCCTTCGGATATCCGCCTGGCGGCGCACGCACGCCAGGTGCGCGGCCTGTAACCGTAATCCCGGCTAGCGGGATATCACCGCCACCCGCTGATGTCTCCGGTCCGGTTACGCCAACAGGTGGTCCGCCCTGGCTGCCTTCGCCTTCACCAAGCGGCAGAGCGCCGGCTGATTTTACTGCAAAATTTGAAGCAGCCTGTAACGCGTTAACAATCGCGTGCCCGACTTGCTGACACCACGATATTACCGCCACGATCTCTTTAATAATCGCCTCAAATTGCGCGATTATATACGAGGCCCCAGCCGCAATTGCTGGGTCGTTGAGCGCCGCCGCCATCGCGGTAAGCGCCTCCGTGACCGGCTGCACGATCGGTTTAGTCGCTGCAAGCGCTAATTGCTCCCATGCGGCCTGGACCTTCTGTTGTGCACGCTCAATCGTTGTGCTGCCGTCCTCGTGCGCCTTGGCATACTCCTGTTCCTTCTGGATCAACAGATCCGTGATGGTACCGTTCTCACGCGCCTGGACCACCTGTTGCTTATCCAACCCCAACCGTTGCACCAACTGATTCGTGTTCCGAACGTTGCCGTTGAAAATCTGTTCAAGGTCCGTGATTAATCGCTGTTGCGGGATATGCAAAGCACCTGATTGCGCCGTCAACTGCGCCACGAGCTGGATCTGCTGGTCTATTGAATCGTTCGCCCTGGTCGCAGCAGGATTAACTTGATCGAACGCCTTGGCTAACTCGCTGATCGGCACCTGCGCCTGGCGCGCCACCTCCACAAGCTTCTGCATCGCTGCAACACCGGCCTTCTGCGCATCGCCACCGCCAAACTTCGTTGACTCTGTACCAAGCGTACCGGCCACTCCTTCCCCAACACCCTGCAACGTTTTTTGGAGCTCTACACCTGTCGAAACAAGCTTAGCTAACGCGGCCGCGAACGCGAGCGCTGCACCTATCCCGGTACCGATCAAAAGCGTGTTGAAAATCCCTAGCTGACCGCTCACACCCGTTATCCCGCGCCCTAGCAGGTTAATCTCGCTCCCGAGCGCCCCGGTCCCCGGGATCGCCCTGGTAACACCTGCCGTCATCAGCGTCAGGTTGCGCTCAAGCTGTGCCGTGTTAATGGCAGTGTCTTTGGTGGCCACCGATGCAGCACGCATGGCGGATGTGGCCGGCGCGAAATCCGCCGCAGTCTTGCCAACCGTGCTGCGCACTCCGGTAAGCGTATCGATCAACTTTTGTTGTTCAGCACGAAAGGCGACCTGGCTAGCGTTCCATGCGGCTGTCGTTCCCTGACTCGTAGCAATGTCAGTGTTAAGCCCCTTAAGCTCAGCGCGTACCGCCTCGAGCTCCGCTTTTTTCGCCTGGATTTGCAAGAGTATCTGAACTGTACTTTCAGCCATAGTACGCCCTAGTCATTCGGTTATTGGCATCCTTGTATTGCGCGCCGCCTTCCTTGCATAGCACCGCCGCGATTGATACCGCCGTCAGATACATCTGATCCCGGTTATCGGCCTGTTTCATTTGTGCGGCGATCTGGTGGGTTCTCACAACTCTTGCAATAGGCCATTCAACGACTTCGGCCGGGTTGGTTCCGGTGATGATGGCGACCTCGAAACAGATCCGGCCAAAAGTGAGGCTAGCTCCTGCCGCTTGCTTATTTGGCTGGCGAGGACTTTGGCCATTTTGTCGATTGCCAGCCCGTCCCTCGCCAGAAACCGGGTCAAGATAGGGTCATTGATTTCCTCGCCGACCGTCAGGATTTCGTCAACGACCTCATACGACAACGTCGCCACCCACTCTTTAATTTTACCAGTAAAAAGCTCAACCATTTTTCCCTGGTCGCCGTACGCCGTAGCGTAGGCTTGCAGTTCGTAGACGTTGAGCTTTTTCACCCGAATCTCTTCGGGTTGACCCTGAGCATTCATCACGCTCAGAGCGCGATAACCTTGGATATTTTCTAAATCAGTTCTCGCATCAACCATTGAAGCGGCTTAGCTATCGGCGGCCGCATCCTCGCCTTTTTTGTTATCTAATGTGAACGCCTCAGGATTCTCGAACAGTAAATCCTCCCACAACTTCATATTCTGATTCCACGCACTTATGATTAAGTTTCGACCTTGTACAGGTTGCCAGATCCAACCATCGACACGTCGAACGTGCATGACGCAAAATCGTCCGGCTTGTAGTTAGGCAATTTGCTCGGGGAAAGAAAACAGTTACCGGTGAGCCGGTGATTGAACCAAGTCGAGTATTGATCTGTGAATGTAATCTCGACATATCCACTCTTATTCAACAGATTGAACGTGTCCGCTTTCCATATCCGCGGGAATGCGCTCGCCGTAATTGCTGGCAGATTGTACGTGATCACGATCGTTTGAGTGCCGTCAACGTATGTCGAGCCGTACCGGAACCGAACCGCGCTAGCTTTTACGCCACCACCAATTAGATCGTAATCCACGCCCTGGACAAGCACTGTCGCACCCTGCTTAATGGTCGTGATTGTCGGGTTCTCGCCCGGAACCCTGAACACGTCGCCGGGAGCCACGTTCGCGCAACTCAACGTTGACGCAGTTGCCGCCGTCTGAAGGAACGCCGCTTTCGCTGTCGATCCGTAAAGTTGATAGAGGTTGGCAATCGGAAACTCGTTACATTGCAACGTGAACACAGGTTTAACCGTTGTCACCACGCTTTTGGCGGGCTGCAAAAACCCGTTAATCGACCATTCCGCCTCCTTCTTGGTAATCCCGAGATTTCCGGTTACATCGACTAAATTACCAAAATCGATGTACCGATCCGTCACGCCGGCAATCTGAAAGATTACAATTGCCGAAACATTAATAATGTTGTTTGAGTCACCAAAATTCGCACTCATATCGTTTTAACTATTATTTCTGTCGTAAACACCAGGCTGTAACTGATCGGTCGGCGAACGTCTGGCACAGGCTCGAGTCGTGCATTTGCCCAATAAAGCAATTGCAAATTCGGATCAATCCCAGGAGGCACACCGTGCGGCTTGTAATTAAGGAGTTCAAGAATCCGAGCACACAGCGTCAACGCATCAAGACATGTACCGGTCAATGATTGGTTGATGGCTACAAACTCGGATACCTGGATCTGAATATTTACTTCGCCGACGAGTGGTAAAATCTTCGGCTTTTTCGGTTTCCAACCGGTAACGAAGATGATCACAGCTACACCCATCTTTGCGATCATCTCTTGAGTGTAACTGATGATATCACCGACCTTCTGAGTGATCACAGGAACAGCTTTACCATTCGCGGATTGCGCCCCGCTAAATACTGGGTCAGCAATCAATATTGCTGCAATCGCAGTCTGCAACTGGATTAAACTATTAGTGACACTCATCGCCAGAAACCTAGATCACCGAGGCAATTATCTTTTGACCCGAATGCTGACGCATTCTGATCAAACACCATACTTGCCGGCGGCTCGATCACGAGTTTTCCGGCCGCCGCGTCATCGAGATGCTTAACCGCGTCTTTGTAGAGCGCGGTGCGTGAATCGTCCAAAAACGCTTTTCCCCCAGGGAACGACGACAAAAACTTGTATCGCGCAATCTCAACTGCATCGCCGTAGAGCTCTTCTGGGATCGTGTCGCCTTCACCCATCCTCGACCGATTCTGTGACCACGCGGCCACCTTGCCGCGCACTAAACTTACCACCCAATCAAGAATACGCTGCAACCGATCCGGCTGATTTTCTTCCAAGCTCCCTTCCCCGAACAAATCACGTTCTGGTTGACTAAGAGCGCTCAGCATATCGTCCGGATCAAATTGCGTCCACATAGCCTAATGTTCTTTGACAGTGTGACTTTAGGAAGTTTGAATCCTGGTTGCGATTCCTGCCCCGGTAATGGCGAACATCTGTTGCCAATCCAGATAGTACACATCAGAGCGAATCTTTTCTTCGCGATACTGACGCATCGCCGTAAACCGATTGGACGCGCGCACAAACACCTTCATAAACGATGGATCTTGAATCCCTGGACTATCCTGGCCGTAGAACACAAACACGTTGTTTGCCGAACCGCCAACATCGGTGTAGAGCGCACCACCGCCGATCTTGATTTCCAATGGCACCGCAAATAACTGTTGCGCGGTATCGATCGTTGTCGTCCCAAGCCGCGTGAAACGAATCCTGTCGAGCACCTGCTTGTTATTTTTAAACATCAACCAGGATGTCAGATCGAAAAAGATCCGGTTCGGAACCACACCGGTTGCGTCCGTGGTGGCCTTAACAATCGTGTCAATCTCGGATACCGGATCAATGGTCGATGTTCCGGACCATACGCCGTAAGTACCCGTAACAGAGACGTTCGCCTTCATGAAGACGAACAACGATTTGAGGTAGTTGTTCAGAATCGAGAGTGTCAAGTCACGAACCTTGATCATTTCCAAGGTCGATTCGGTATCAGGATTCTCGCGCCGCTCAATATCGTCGATAGTGGTTTCAAGCGAGTTCTCGGTTAAGACTCCCTGCGAATCCGTAACTGTATAAGCTAGACGCGCCGCACCGCCACCAAGCGATCGTCTGGTATCAATCGCTAGAAACGCGTTTCCAGATCCGTAGTTCTTATAAAAGAATCTTTCGGTTACGACCGGAACCTCGGGTGCGAGCCATGCCGCAATATTGTTCTTTTGCGCCCAATCACCTACGATCCCTTGAGCATACGTTAACAGTTGACTAATATCATAAGCCATAAAATGTTTTCTCCTTTCCTTTTTTAGAGTAGGATCGCCTCAACAAATCCGTTAAATCCCGTTCCGATCGCTTTTGCGACAGCCGTATTAAGCACGGTAACGTTCACAACACCGCTTGCCGCCCAGTACAACAATTGAGACGGCACTGGGATAATGCCAGATGCGCACTTGATAAGTACGCTCGCCCCCTTGGCGCAATAAACATCAGCCGTTAACGTTAATAAGTTAGCGTCACCGATGCACACGCCGAAAGGCACGTTTGTGCCTACTGACCACGGCTGAACAACGCCGGCATTCCATTCAACCACCATCCCACGAACAAGCGTCGACCCGGACGCGACCGCGAACGGCACCACAGGCACCTCGCGAAATACACCGCCATAAGTTAACATGATAATTTTCCTCCTTGGTTAATTGTTTGCTGCCGCGAAGATTTCAGGTTGCCGAGCTGCGCATATTTCCCACGCGCTTTCCCAGCTTACCCCTTTGTGAGCTGCCTGATATTCGAGCACTGCAGCCTTGCAAAGCTTGCCGCTGTTCGTACTGGATAATGTCGTGTCCTTAACGGGAGCGGGCCTCCCAACGTCCTTATGCGCCCCTGTAACCGTAACCACCGTTTTAAATGCGGGATTCGGAGGCAACGATTCCATGTGCGCTTTCGCGCCGTCGTAATCCGCCAAGATCCACTTCTTGAGACTGGCTTTTACCGTCTCATTTTTGGGAGCAATCTTGCCGTCTTTGATTGCGCCTTGAATCAATTGATCCGCCTCGCGATTAACGCTCTCAACGCGTTGCGCTTCCGCCGCTTCACGGAGTGCTTTATTCTCCGCTTTGAGCACCTCAAGCTCGTTATCTGACACTTGCTTGTCAGCCGCCTCTTTCAGCGTCTGGTTTTCTGCGCGTACAGTCTCCAATTCGGTCCTGAGCGCAGCCGCTTCTTCCTCTGTCATTTGGTTCTCTCCTAGGTTGTCGGTGTACCCAGCACCGTATGTTGCTGCAATTCGTTTGATCTCGCGAAACGCCGGGTTGTTTGTCAGGGCGCCAATCGCGCCGCTCTTTGGCAATCCGGCCGGGTCGCCTGAATCATTCAATAAAAAGGTAGGCGAAAAATAGCTGTAATCCCGGCCACCGACAGCAGACTTGCCGGCCCCGGTCCAATCAAGCTCGAGCATTACGCCTTCGCCTTCTTTCCACGCGAACTTCTTCGGGATGGCTGCGGCAGCTCCAGACTTGTGATCGAAATCGATGTACGGCCGCACATTGGCGACTAGCAATTGGTCAAGCTCGGCCTGTAATACGTCCGCCGTCCGTTGATCGACCGTCACGCTGATCTGTTTCGCTTCACCGTTTACGGACGGGTTAATCGTGCTTTTACCGGCCGGCATAAACATGACCTCAGCTGGCAGTTCACCGTCCAACGCAACCGCATATTCCGACGTAACAAGGATCTGGCTCGCCATCGTTATCCCGAATCGCTTGCACGCCGCGCGAATCCGGCCCATGATCGTCGCCGCATCACCTGATGAATACTTGGCGCGATTCTTTGGCATACTGAAATATGACAAAGCCGCGCGAGCGTGAGCCTCGGTGTCAATTGGATATTTGTGGTTCTTAGCGTCAGCGAATTTAACACTGCCGTAATCCGATACTCCTTGTTTCGGATTAACATCTTGCCGCTTTGAAATTGCTTTTACATTCATACTGTTCTCACATTGCGCCAAGTTTCAGGAGGTAACTCCAAATCTTCTTCTTGCTTGATAAGTTGAGCTTTTACTCTCCAATTTGCCTGATCTTGTTCGATCAATTCGCGTTGCAGAACTTCCATGTTCGTCATGCCGATAATCCTTCTAAAACTGGTTCTAACTGCAATTGAAAGGCCGCAGCGAACACGTCGCGAATCTCCTCATCGGGAGGCATAGCACCCGGCCACGGCTCTTGCGTTACGCTCTGTTTCAAAGCGTAGATCGGGACAATCTCACCGGGTGCCGCACCCTTGATAGCCAACACGCCTTTGACCGCAAATAGCTCCACACCTTGGCTTGCTGCATAATCCCTGGCCGATACGCCTTTGGCTTCCGGCACCAGCGGAATCGTGAGCGCCCCGGCGCTGACCGGCACGATCGTTCCGCCTTCGATCTTGAACGCAAGGTGCGGGTGCGTGTTCTCGACAATCGCCGATGCCCCGTCGACATCTGAAATCAGGATGGGCGGCTGCCACGCATCTGCAACCGCCTGTTGCCATTCACCTGACTTCGACCCCGACATGTAATGATCGCCACGCCACCGGTTACCGAACTGGATATGGTACTCTTTAACGAATTCGTATACGGCTGTTGCCGCAGCTCGCAACTGCTCACCTGGATTCTCGCAAATCGCCCCGAGCGCATCCAATCGGCTGGTTGCCGTATCCTGCTCAATCGAGATATCGATCGTGAGGCTCATACGTTCACTCCCTCTTGGATAATCGAGAACTTGACACACTTGCTCGTTGTAGGGTGCCAATAAAGCTCGACATCATTCCAGCTAACAGCTTGGTTGACTCGGAACATGTAGTTACTCGCCGGAACGAATAACCGGATCACGCGTCCATTCGTTAATATGATACAAAGACCAACGACATGCAGATCGCCAATTATCCATCTGCACCCGCCAACAATTGATCCGTAAGAAGTGCCGATCATGCAGGTACTAACGCCTCCTGCCATTGATAGATACAATCGCAACGGCACGCCGGATGATGCGGCACGTCTTCCGTATCGCTCCCAGAGAACCGATCATTTATCCCAATCCACCCGTCCGCCGCGTTCTGATCGCACTCATCGCACACACGATCGTCGCCAACCGTCTCGCTCATCTTTTCCATTGCACCCGTCATCGCCGCGACGTTGCGCGCTGATCGACCAGACACGAATGCCAGCGAATTATGCGCGATCGCATCAGCACGCTTCGCGCTAAATCCGCTCAATTCCGAGATACCTTTCTCGATTTTATTGATAGACCACTGATCGGCTTTCGCTTCGCTTAACAGATCTTCGAGTTGCGCTATCAACACATGCCCGATCGTGAACCCAGCAACGGTTGCTACGGCAACACCGTGTCCCTGATCGTAATGAGCACCTAGCAATCTTGCCGATTCATCGCGGGCGATCTGTCTATTGTGCTGTTCGACGTTACGCAGAAAATTACTTGTTAAATCCAACCCGGATGCTTGCATTGTCTCAATTGACGAATCAACCACGCTCTCGTTTAGAATAAACGACGCACTGTCGAAGTACTTATCTAACCCGCGCTCAAGGATTGCGTTCCCGTAATCCAGTAACCCTTCATTGCCATTCTCGGCCACGTAGGTTAATAGTAACCGCTTTTTCTCGGATAACGCCGTTACAAGCAATGCCGCAAGAGCAGCTTTAAGGCCTGGATGGGGATCTTTGTGAGCTTTGCGGTATCGCTTCATTTCCAATTATTCTATTGGCGAGTACCCATCCTTGAATGCTTTTTCAGGCGAAATTGATTTGTATCCATCGGCGTAAACAACATAAAAGTCTCCAGTCGTTGGCATGTACCGAGAGAATAACTTAGGATCTACTTCTATCGGTGCGAATAACGGTTCGAAGAAAGATAGCGTATTCCCTGACACTTCTTTAATTCTAAGTGCCCAAACTTCCTTGTGGCACTTGTATCTAGGCATTTCTGCCATTGCTTGATGTTCGCTCATCCCGTTTCCTTTTCGGGGCGTCGGCAGTCGGAATCGAACCGACCAGCGGCAACCGTGGGTTAGGGGTTACCTCCTGCCATAGGTGCCGACTTCACTAAAGTGTTGTCCTGGCGCAGCTCATAAGTCATGTGCTCAATCTCATCCTTTAACCAATCGATATAATCAGCACGTCGCGTCTCCACCATCGATTTAACCTTCTTTTTCAGTCGGCTGGCCTCGATAATTAATTGGTCACAAGCCTGTTCAAGGCCGAGGCCGGACTTAGCCAAATCATCAATCATTTTAGTATTGCTTACTTCCACTTTTATCCTTTCGTAATTGATTCACACCAACTTTGGCCGGATGTCCCGCCGTGCAGTAAATACGCGATACCTCCCGCACTCTCGGGCGACGCTTGAGCGTCTTCTGGGTGCGCATCGAAATACATCCGCATCAGACGCACGGAGTTAACGCTCAGCGCCTTGGACTCGGATATATCGCGAGCTCGCATAACCGCCATAATCGAGCCGCCGTGACCGTACTTTTCCCTTAGTTTCATCCCACGCTTCATGCTGGCCACAACATGCTTTGGAGGTCGCACGGTCACCTCTCCTGCGCTCGCCGTACCGCCTTCAGTCGATTCCGGTTGTCCGTCTCCTCCAGGCATCCCGCCACCTCCACCGCCTAATGATGCATCTTTAAACTTCTGGTCTGATCCTATCCCGGGCGGCGTGTATAAATCGTCTTCGTCACCTGGCTCGGGAATGGAGTGACGCGGATAAAGAAAGTCTTTCGCCACCGGTACCTGCATTTGCTGAAACAATACCTGGTCCCGTTGCGCAAGCGCCAACTCATCGGTTGGTTCCTCGAGCGTTCCCTGAAGCTGCGGCCGTTCAGTGGTCTCGCCATAGTTCAGAAACAGAATGGCCGGGATCAACTGATTATTAATCACGGTCTTGACAAAATCCGCGACTCCGTTGAGCACCTTGCGCTCTGTGTCAGCATGGACCTGGCCAAGTGCGCGGTTGCCGCCACTCGATCGAACCGCGCTTGTCAGTGTCTGACCAAGAACCATTATGTCGCATTGTTCATCGGCATCAGCAGCAAGCACACGCTGCGGCAACATCGTTCCGCCTGTTCCTTTCGCCTCTAAGAGCGACACTTTCGCACCAGCCGGGAACACGCCCCAATTGGCGTAGCCCATCTGTTCAAGCATCGAACACAACGAGTTAAACGTCGTCATATCGCCAGGCGTGTACTCGGCCATCCGTGTCGGCGACCCGAACATCTGACAAAACGTCATGAACCATTTGAGCCCGTACTTTTGCGCAAACCAATGTGGAGTCAGCGAGCGTAACATGGCCGCCAAAGTCGGGTGGTTATTGTATCCCTTGAAGATCCCTACGAGAAATTTGTTATCCGGAAACGGCTGCAACGATTCCCAGGTAAACGCCAGGTTCCCGCGCGGATTCAACATCAGTTCATCAGGCTT